TTACGGATCATGTCCGTAGTCAGCAGGAACACATGATTCATCCGTTGCTGGATGGAATCAACTGTCTCCTTCGTGATGCGGAAGTCAGCAAACTTCTCCATCTGCAAGACAGTGACATCAGCAGCATTACCTGTGACGATGGATCCTGATGGCTTGTTCGCTAGGTCTGTCTTCCGAGTCGTGCCGTTGGCAGACACCATGAACAGGATCTTTGAAGCAGCAGCAGAGAACTCAACCAGTGATTGAGACAGAGCCTCTAGGCTGTGGAGATCTCCGAAATACTCCTCAACGAGACTACGACCATAGCTCTCACCCATGATGAGGTAGAGGCTGATGGGAAGAAAGGGGAGGTCTTGAGGTTTGTAGAGAGAGTCCGTTCCTGGAATCTCTTTACCGAACGCTGATTGAACGACACGAAACTTCCCTTCTGCATTGAGCTTGGCTTCCGTGTAGAGATCAACTTCCGCATCTGCTTTCTTCTTCTCCAGTTCAACAGGGTCAATCGCAGCAACGAGATCTTCCGGCAATGCGTCAAGAGCGATTGTCTCTTTGACAATCAGGTGAAGAAGGTTTCCAGAAGGATCTCGTTTGAGTGCGTAATGCTCAAGATGAATGTGCCTGAGAGTTCCTTCATTCTCTAGGTGGAACAGAGCATTGCCTCCAATCAGGAGTTGCTTCAGTCCTTCAAACACTTGAGGTCGGAAGTTTGAGACTTCAATCTTCCGCATGACCTTTCGTTCAAGGTCAGAGTAGACGACATCTAGCTCATCCTCAACAGTCTGTCGATCCTCGGGAGGAAGAGACTGGAGGTACGACTCATCAGTGACGAGACGGAAGAACGGGCTGGACTGTGGAGGCAGCAGACTGAGCAACATGGACGAAGCCAAGTTGTTGATGCCCCGAGAACCAACTGAGTTGTACGGAGTGATGATCTCAGTGTCTTGGTTGTGTCCTTCCTTCGGAAAGATCCGAGGGATGGTCAGCAGCGCACAGTCACGCGCACGATCAAGATAGGTCTGCCTGTCCTTAGTTAGGGACTCGTAGTCAGAAGCAGCATTTGAATGTGAAAAGTCCATTACCGTCGTAGCTTACTGATGCCTAAGCCTCTGCGTTTCATCAGGTTCCTGTTCTGAACGACAGGAGCAGTCTTTGACTTGCGGAGTTGAGCAGCATCCACATCAGGTAGGTCTGCTCTCAACTCAGCCTTCAAAGCCTCAACATCCACTGGAGGTGGAGGAGGTGGGATATTGATCTTTGGAGGTTTGCACATCTTAGATCGGGCCTGTGGATAGTCGCATTCCTGTGGACATCCGTAGTCGGAGCATCATCTGCTGTTTCCTTAGCCATTTTGTGTACTCAGGATTGATGGTCCTGGTACTCACCTGAGTGAATGAGCCATGCCTACGGCTAATAGTCTTGTTCGGACCTACGATGTACTTCCTGGGCGCACTGGCCATGAACTCTTCATGTGTCAGACCTGACATCCTAGCAAGCATATCGGACATCGGCAGGTCGTTGTGAGTCTGCTCCATCTTGTCAGGACTCACCTTCATGTCGTTGTCCCATGGGTTCTTCTTGTACTCTGCGCGTACACCATCAAACCGCGCTTTGTGCATGGCTCGTTGTTTCTCGCTTGGTTGATGGGCTTTGCCTGTCGGAGCGTTACACATTAAATGATGTCCTTATCTTGTTGAGCTTTGAACTCACTGATGATCTTCTGGACCACCTGCCGCTGCCCTAACTTGAACCACACTTTCCTATCAGAATCGCTCTCTGGATTACACACCACTTCAGGGTAGATGTCTTCCAACCATTCGATAAGAGCAAAAGACAAGTCAGGGACTTTGTGTTCTTTATCAGTTTCAGTCATTGTGAGAGGTCCGATCAATCCTTAAGCAGAGTATTCGCTTCGACAAAGCGATAGATATCCATCTCTAGCCCTCCCGCACACTCAATGGCTGTGGCTGCATTCTCAACTGTCCACTGGTCAGGCTGAATCCCATGTTGAGTGATCCAAGCTAACCGAGCTTGGAGTGTAATCTCCTCCTCAGTCATTCCAATGTCAGCACCTAACAAGTAGATCTTGTTCCACATGAACTCGTACCAATCCTTCCATGCGTTGTTCTTTGTGAAGTCAAAGGCATTTCCAGCGTACTCAGCGTAAGCGTTGGACAAGAACTTGAGAGTCTTCACTTCTCCGTACCCACGGAAACCAGCGTAGCCGTCTGTCCTGTCTCCCATGACTGTTTGAATCATATGGAAGAGCATGGGAGAGAACGGCAAAGGAAGATTGTGCTTACCAGCCAACTCCTTCAAGGCTGAGCTTCTTGGTCTTCCTCTCATGTCCATCTGTTCGACGGGTAAAGCAAGAGTAAGCAAGTCTTTGTCCTCAGTGGCGACGAATACTGAAGTGTTCTTCAGTTGACTGTTTATCATGGAAGTGGCAAGGATGCCAAGTACATCGTCTCCTTCCATCTTCGCTAAGGTTCCATGGAATGTATCGTACAGCCTGGGGTTGAAGACTGGTCCCGTCCCTGTTAGGTGGTCCAACACATGGAAGTAGCCGAGTGGTTTCTTCCTTACTGACTGTCTCGTTCCTTTGTAGGTAGGACATAGCTCCTTCCTAATGCTTGTCTGCTTGTTGTCACTGAAGCAGAACACAAGATGAACTCGTGTGCCAGCAGGTATGACATGACTGAAGTGAACAGTCATGTTGTCCACCATGTCTTGCAGCATATCATCTATGCACACCAAGATAGAATGGAAGTCACTCACATAGGTGAGACTGTTCCCTAAGAGGACTTCAATCTCCAGACCAGAACAAGCTTGGTACACCAGAATGTCCGCATCAATCAGGACAACTGCATGATGTCCTGTACCTACCTTTTCAAGTGGCTTGATGTACTGGAGAAAAGGGGGATGCACTCCTTGCTGTGGAGGGCAGATGTCTTTGTGAGGGCTAGACATTAGTGGGTTAAACTCCAATCAGTTCCAAACTTTGCTTCTCCCGTAACCGGGATTCGTATTTCGTAGTATTCACCTGCAAGTGTCATTGCAGAGACGACAGCATCTTCTGCAAAGGTGAGGACTTCTTCATCATCCTCCGCAGAAACAAGTGCCTGAAGTTCATCATGTACATGAAGAACTTGTTTGATGTCATTCTCATACCCTGCATCGTACGCCTTCTGCGTAAAGAGAACGGTTGCTCTCTTCATTACAAGTGCAGCAGCAGACTGAAGAACAACATTGAGTGCAGCATGGGGGGACCGAGGGTACAAAGGTCTACCGTCAAGTCCGCGCAAGTATCCGACATCCTTTAAGGTCTTCTTACACTTATTGATCAGTTTCTTGAGAGCAGGAATAGCCTTGAAGAATCCATTAAGTAGCTGCTTTCCAACTGCTACGGGCTGACCAACAATCCCTGCAATCCGATCAGGACCACCACCGTAAATGGTTGCGTAGATAAGAGTCTTGGCGATGTCTCTTGAGTCGGGCTGCTCTAAGAGCCAAGGAACTACCTTACCTGCCTTGTCTCTGTTGTAGGTATGCACATCCCCTTCAAGGACAAGAGTGCGATACACCCCTCCGTCGTAAGGGAACAGGAAGTGAGCAAGCATCCTTAGTTCTATCTGAGCTAAGTCAGCACCCATCAAGAAGGTTCCCTCAGGAGCGAAGAAACACTCACGCATCTCTTTTCCAAAAGGCTTACGAGGGGAAGTGACTTGAGCTAGGTTCGGTTTGCTATGTGTACATCTACCTGAGACTGCTCCATTGTGATCAATCCTTGGAAACATCCTGCCAGTAACTTTGTCCACCATACCTAGCCAAGAGTTCTCTCCTAGAGAGAGCATCCCTTGACGCTTCTGAAGCATGGAGTATTCCATGAACTTCTTGGCAATGGGGAACTCATGTTCGATGCTTTCCAGGATCTTTTCAGTGAGTTCTGGCTTACCAGATGGAGTGAACTTCTTTGGCTTCCATCCTATTGACTTCAGATGTTCGGCCTGTTGATCAGAGGAACCAGGGTTGAACATGATTGTCTTAGTCTTCATCGGACCAGCCGACAGATACTTCCTAAACTTGTAAGGGCAGTCCTTCTTCCTTTCGTACTTGTGCTTTACCCCTGTGTTCCCTTCCACAAACCACCAGTATTCGGGAGCCTTCATCGTGACAATCTTAGGAGGAACCTCATCTCGTAGTTCCTTAGCTAACTTGTCCTGAGCTAGTCCAATCTTGGATGCAAGCTTGACTGCTTTCGATGTGTCAAACGGAACTCCATTCTTCATCTGAAGACGCAGAGCATCAGCAAATCGCTGTTCATCCACCAATGAATCAAAGTCAAACCCTACTCTCGTAGCTTCGATAATCAGAAAGCGGAACAGTTCCTGAAGGACCACGACATCCTGATAACAGTACATCACCATGTCAGTTGACAGGTGACTAAACTCGGGGGCATCTTTCTTATGTATACCTAATCGGTATCCCCATGCCTTGAGCGAGTAAGAACCAACAAGCTCTCCAGGAATGCAGTCAGGAGATACCTTCCGCATCCTGGCATCTGACTCTTTAAGCTTCCATTCAGGGAATAGAATCTTAGAAAGAATCAGAGTGTCAATGATGTCTGGACGGTCTGGATCTACACAGTAAGGGAGACTACTTAACTGTCCTTTGCTGTGCTTCTGCAACACAGGGTAATCAAACCCAATGAAGTTATGCCCGACATAAATGGAAGGCTTCTTTCTTTTCAGATGAGGGGCATCATCAGCGAACTTAAAAGTCGGGACACTCTGATCAGTTCCTGTCGCATAAGCTACTTCAAAGTCTGTGGGGGCAAACAGCTTGGCAGCTTCTTTGTCCTTTAGTGCAAGAATGAACTTTGTGTTGTCATTCTTTTCCTGTTTGGTGTTGTCTGGACGGAAGATGTGAACCAGTGACCAGCTACCTGTTGCTTGTTTATGCGAAGCATCAAACCAATCAGTGTGTTCAGTCACTCCAGGTACGAACCCACCACGAAGGACTGAACAATGAAGTTCAGTCCCTTCTAGATCGGAAGTCTCCACATCCATGAAGACCATACGCTTACTGTTGCCGTAGTAAAGCAGAGGCCAACCAACTTTGAAGTTGTCCTTATGGATCTCTTTGTGTTCAGTCAGATTGTGATTCACTCTTTTCCTCCTGCCGAAGCATAGCTTGAGCCAGCTCCAGAGTGATGTCATGCAGCTCGTAAGGGGTAACATTATGGACTCTCGATGCAAGCAGCTTGAGTGCTGCAATGTCCTCACCGTTAGTGAGTAAGTGGATTACCTCGTCTCTCCAGAACAAGGGATTGGTTTCTTCGGTTTCAGTTTGCGTCATTCGACTTCCTCTAACATGGTTTCAAGATCAACTCCAAACTCCAGCATGAAGTCTAGAAGGTAGGTCAGGTTCAAGGCTCTCTCCCCTGACTCAATGGCACTGCACATGGCAGGTGGTTGTCCGAGTCTCCGAGAAACCTCAGCACAGCTAAGTCCTTCACTCTCTCGAATGAAGATCATCTGCCTGATGATCCTCAACTCATACATACGCTTTCTTTCAATGGGCTTTCCAGTTCGCATTAGAAGTCATCCTCCTTAGATGATGTGGGTTGGAACTTGTGTTCCTTGTCAGGTGGTGGAGCAGCAGGGATGAAGCGCATCTTTTCCTTAACGAACTCAAGGTATGCCATGATCCCTGTCTCTCCGCTAAATCGGTTCTTGAGGCAGCGCACTGTCACAAGGTTCTTCTGAGTTGTACTTTGTTGGTCCCTCTCCAGTGCTATCACAATGTTAGACAGTGCAGCAATCTGAGTTGAACCACGGAGCAGTGACAGACTCAATCGACCTCCCTCTTCCAGTGATGTCTTGCCTCCTTCGGGCCGCCTAGCGTGACACACTGCAATCAGGGCGATGTTCAATCTACCGACAGCCTGTCGGAGCTTGGTCATCACTGCATCAATCCTTCGTCTCTCGTCTCCCTGGTCTGCCTTCTCTGAAAGCATGAGAGTGATGTGGTCCAGGAAGATGTACTTGTATCCAGCAGCAGCTAGGTAAGTGATCTTAGATAGCAGGTGTTCAGCATGGACAGAACCGAAGTGATCGTAGAACACCAGCCTCTCGTCCTCAAAGACCTCATCAAAGGCTGACTTAAAGTCTTTGTCACTGAGAGTGTTCTTCAAGTGCAGTGGTTTCATGGTGTGGATTCCCATGAATGCTAAAGCTGACTCTCGTAGAGATTCTTCCAAGGCAATGTAAGCAACCTTGTGTTGCCTACTCAAGTGGTAAGCAATCTCTCGCATCAGTGTGGACTTGCCAACACCAGTACCAGCAGTGAGCATGACCAGTTCACCTAGCCGGATGCCGTGAGTAACCTCATTGAATGCTTCCCAAGGGTATTCAACTGCATCTGCTGACGCTTCCTCAGCAGTGAGTGCATCCCAAATCAGATCAGTGCTTGCGATGTCATCAGGTCGGTGACTTCGTGCATTCCAGAATGCTGCCATGACTGCATCTGTCTTGCCCTCCATCAACATCTCATTGACATCAGCACCAGACAGGTCAGCAATGAATGCCTTGCCAGGAGTCAACAGGTCAGCACATTCCTTAGCTGCTTTGCGTCCAGGTTCGTCGTTGTCAAACATGAACACGACTTCCTCAAACGCTTCAAGGAACTCTAAGTTGTCCCTCACTGCTTTAGCAGCACCACTTGCTCCTGTTGGGATGCCGACAACAGGCCACTTGTTGTGCATGATCTGAGCCATGCTCAGTGTGTCGATCTCTCCCTCACATACCGTGAC